CAGGCGACTTCTGTTCTTTGTCAGCAAAAACGGTCTCGCCGGCCTCGTCAGCCTCGTCCGTCTCATCGGTCTCGCCGCCTTCCTGAACCTCAGAGAAGGCAACTTCATCTGCCTCACCAGCCATCTCGACCAGCTCGTCAACGGAGAATCGCTCGCCCAGAATCTCCTCGCTGATGTTCGTGACCTCGGAAGCCTTGTCAGCGAAATAGGCAACTGCAACGTCCTGTTCCGCCTCAAGCTCGTCGATCTTCTCGGAATATTCCGAGGCGTCTTCGAGATCGCTCTGAAGATTCTCGTACTCCGTAATGTTCTCCTCGTGTGCCGCCATAACATCCGAAAACGTTTCTCGAAGGTCTGCTTCGTCCATCTCCGCAACCGGAGTCTCAAGCTCAATTTGCTTCATATATAGTAATTAAATATCGTAGAACCGAACCCGGCTCTCACCTTTCAAGTGAGATCGAGCAGGTTCTTCGCTCGCCGCCGCTTCTTCAAACACACCCGCATCTCTGGCCGCCTTCCTGAACTGGGGAGATAGACCGCCTCTATCATCGTATCCCGCCGGGAATGGCGTAAGAGAGAACTCAATAATGTTTGCGTCAACAAACTCAGGATTTCCCTCTTCGTTCTGTTGGATAACAATATCTGAACCGAACCCAACAGAGCCGTCACGAATAGCAGGTGGGTCGTGTGTAAAGTCAGCGATCACGTCAGACTTGATCGAGTTGCCCGTGTTCGGAACGTTTCCAATCAGCCGAAGGAATCCGTCCGAGAAGCGGGCCGCGTTGATCGTTCCGACGTTCGAAAGCTGGTTCTCGTCGTGGTCAAGTTGCATTGGAACTGGATCAGAGAAATTCCGTGCAACAGTTTGCAGGAACGGTTCAGTAATGTCGAACCCCTTCCTCTCACCCGGCTCCATTGCCGCGAAAATCACGTCGATTGATTCTAACTCGTCTTCGTCCTCAGACGAGTAGTTCCGGCGAATGCCGTGCGTATCAAACCCAACTGGACGATCCTGTTCTGTCGCACCGAATTCAACCGAGAACGCAACGGACTCCGACAGTTCAATAGGATCTACCATATGTAGGAGAATAACGCCAACACGCCCGTCAGATGGGTAAGCAGCGCAGCAAGAAAAATCAGAAAGACCGCGCTCGATCCCGAGATAATAACATCGTGTCTGTTAGTTTTCGACTCAATGAGAGCCACACGCCCTTCGTGTTCAACAAATTCAGATGTATATTTATCACGCAGCATTTCTATCTCGGCTTCCATCTTCCGTGTGCGCTCATCGATCATCGCCGTATTTTGTAGAATCTCAACCTGAATCTCGTTTATTTGCTCTTGACTTTTTTCGTCATCTGTGTCCATTATTCATTCGTCACATCTCCTTGTGGCCGACCATCAGAAGAATCGCGCTCCGGGTTCTGCCGGGACGAGACTTCCTGACCAGCCGAATCCGCACCACCGCCGGTATCCGTTGGAGCGCCACCGTTCGGGTTCTGGATATTATCTCCAGCTCCCCGTAACTGTGCGAGCAGATCAACGATCTCCCCAAGCTCCGATTCATCCGGCAGCTCGTTTTCGGGATCAATTCCGACTCGATCAGCAAACGCCTGCCGAGTCAGGAACCCTTCATTGAACAATTTAATCGCCGAGTCGATCTCCAGCCGCTCTTCATCAGACGAGTGTTGCCCGAATTCGAACGCCGGAGGAAGCTCATCGTAGTCTTCGGGATTGTTCTCCCCAAGAATACTCACGAATATCTGGTATCGAATCGCCTGTTCGATAATCTCCCGATACCGCTGCACTCGCCGGTCGAATTTAGGCATAAGTGTAATCGAGTCGTTTCTCGATACATCCAGGTCCATATTCAATAAGAATCCGGGAACCCCAAGCGCAGCGGCAATCCGTTTCTGAAGGTGTGCGAACGTCGAATCGAGATTCAACATTCCCGCGTCAGATGACGTGCTGGACGTTCCGACAACAGAATGGTCAACGTCGTGGCCGACAGCAAGCATTGAGTCTGGCTCAATGTCCTCAACCGTATCCAACCACTCGTCAATCTGTGGCTGGCTCCACGGGCGATCCTCGGTCCCGAGTTTCCACAGGATCGGCGGATACGCCTTCGTAGAGATAAACCTCGCAAGGTCGATCTCCATATCGCGGAGGAAATCCACCTGCTCCCGACATCGCTCGATCAACGAGTGACCGAAATCATCGCCAGGGTGCTTGTGGAAGTACAGCATCGCAACGTCGTAGCGATCAAACTCGACCGGATCGCCACCATCGACGTTCTCCATCTCATAGCCCTCGATGGTCCCTTTATCATCCGTCTGAATGCTCATTCGCTGCGTCGGAAGCAACTTCGGCTTGAACACATCGTCCTCGACGACGATTTCAACAAATCCGGTCCCGTCGACGAGTGCGTGCCAGACCCACTCTCCGATGACCGTATTGAAATTAGAAGTCTCGACTAAGAGCTTAAAATCAGATATGTCTTCATCCGTCTGCTCCTGATCCGTATAAGGAACGTTGGCCGGTTTAATACTGAATCCAGAGCCGACCAGATAATCGACCAACGTATGTATTGCTTCCCCGACGTGGGGATCTTGATCCGCTATTGCTCGGTGCTGGCGGATGTCCTGTTCTGGCGCGTCGACGGGCTGTGGCCTCCCATCAGATCCACCCGACTGCCGCATAATGGCTTTCGGTGAATCCAATGCGAAGGAAATGCGCCCGTCACTAACGCGCCGCATCATTTCGGCTTTTACATCGCTCATTTAGTAAAGGAGAATTAGTAACGGGTGCTTCGACGACGGTATCTCGATTGATACCCACCTCGTCCCGTCGTGCGTTTTGATCGTTTAGACGCGAACGCGCCTGTCGGTGCTACCTCGCTGCTATCTTTTTCGTCCGAGAAGGGCGGCCCCTTCCCGTTACTGCCCGAATCCGAGACCGGCTCATACTCAATCTCTGGTGCCGGTTTTTCCGCTGGTTGGGTGGCCGGAATTGTCTCTAACCCCGGCGGGAACGACGACATAATAGTCGCCATCGCCATATCGTCCTTTCCAGATGCAGAATACTTTTTGCCCGAGAACTTCGGCTTCTGCCAGTCCTCTTTCTGCTCTTTAACCATCGAGACGAGCTGATCGTACAGATCCTCGTCGTACTTGAGCGTCACCCGACCGTTCCGTAGGGCCGTGTTCATATCGCCCATCATCGTCTTCACAGCGTCTTTATCCGAGAAATTGAACCCAACTACCGCTCGGCCCAACTTCTCCTCAATGATCCGCTGGAACGTCTCTCCGGGACCAGTCTTGTCGATCACGATGTAATCGCAGTCCATCTGTCCGTAGATTTGCGCAATCCGGTGCGCGATGTGGATCGCGTTTCCTCGGTCGGGATCGTCGAGGCCCGCTTCCCGAAGTACGTCGTTATCAATGACTTCGATGTAGCGTTGATCTCGCTGATCTGCCAGACGATCACTAACCGAAACAACCGTGTCGTCGTGGTCGATCCCAATATCGACTGCCATCATCCGAAGTGCGGCTGCATTCGACGGAGTGTATAGGCCGTACCCGTAATCCGGGAACTTAGACTTCTGCATCGATTCATCCACCGACGATTCGGAGAAGAACCGATACGACTCGTCAATCGGACGGCACAGGTACTCTTGTGCGAATCCCTGTGGATCTTTCAGGCGGTCTTCTTCGACCTTCTCAATGTTCAGATCCGGCCGTACGGGGATCGCCGTCTGTTCCTGCAACGAAACTTCAACGTCAATATCCTCGGCGTTCTTGAACGTCGGCTGCTTGATCGAGATGGTGCCTATCCGGTCTCCAGACTCGTCAAATCCTGACTCGGTTCCCCGAGCGTGGTTGTTCATAAACGGGTCGTTCTTGGCCTCTGGAGTCGAGACCTCGACCATCATCCCCCGGCTTCCAAGCGAAACGAAGGGGCTAAACGCCCGAGTCGTTGCGTCTTGGTCTTCCAAGAAGGCCATTTCGTCAATGAAGACCGTCTTGGCGGAATCGTCACCACGCGCACCCGAGGGGTTCCCGGTGTACGCTTCGAAGCGAGAGCCGTTCCAGAGCTTAATCTCCCCCGAGATGTCTTTCTCGGTTGGAATGTCGATCTTCGCCAGCTCAATCAGCTCGGATATATCCGCGATCCGGGACTGCGCTTGGGCTTCCTTTCTCGAAACAATAGGATAGAATGTTCGAGGGTTCAACATTGCATCGAGCAACATTGAGACGCAAATGATGTACGAGACACCAATCCGCCTCCCTTTGTAGATATTCAACGTCGAAGACTCGCCGTAAAAGTAGGCGTGCATAATCTTCGGCTGATATGGAGAAAACAGTTCCAAATCTCGTATCTCGCCGGTATCCAGGTCTTTGACCCGGAATATATCCTCGGCGATACGATCTGGCCGACCAGCCCATCGTTCTTCGATCATCTCAGGATCTACCCCCATCTGATCGGCGAATTGTGAAACAAGGTCGTC